CATCAATATATTTCTACGCCGTCAATGATTGTGAACGGCAGCCTGAAAGGTTTTGATGAGTATGCGATGTTGATGGGTTTCGGTCACGAACAACCACAACAAGCGTTAGCGATTGTTACGCCTGAAAGAAATATCACGATTCAAGCACCTGTGTTTTGTTTAGATCGCAAGAAGGAAGGTTGGTAAAATATGGGACCTGTTGTGCTTGTTGTTTGGCACGATGCCCATTCGGTTGCCGATACTTGGATTGAAGTAGCAGATATTGATGTTGAGCCTGCCGTTGTTGAGAGCGTTGGCTTTTTGTTGGCTGATGCGAAACCAAAACATATCGTGCTGGCTCAAAGTTTGACGGGTGATGAGTGTGATCATATTTTGGCTATACCTGTTGGTATGGTCAAAGCGATTAAAGTTTTGTCGCCTTACACAAACAATTTAAAGAATCCTGTATTGTAAAAAGTTGTGCGAAGTGTTCTCCTTCTCCGCTTCGCATACGGGTTGAGCAGACCAGCCTTTCGGGGCTGGTTCTGTTCCCCGTGTTTTTAGCCAAAAAAATTTTTAAGATTTTTTTAAGCCTTATTTTTTAAGGTTTTTTGTGATGGCTTTTGGCTATTTTGATTTTTGTTGATTTGCCTATCTGATATAATGGTCTTATCAAGTTCAAGAGGAGGACTAGATGGAAAAGCAAAAAGCGATTCAAGAAGTTAGTCAAGCGATAGAACAGTTCGGCGTTCCGTGTTGGGTAGCACATATCAGTTATCCGATTCGTAGCGCAGTGCCAAAAGAAATCAAAAGAGAATTGTTAGCCACAGCAAAAGTTTCTGAGGGTTGGTCAAAACAATTTGATGGTCAATTCGTTTTCGGCAGAACACGAAGCGATGACAAAGAAAACATTTTGGAATGGGCGAAGCAAAATGTTTTTGAAATGGTGACTGTCAAACAAGTCGCAGATGCTTGCGGTGTGGCTGAGAGTTGTGCGAGGCGCACGATGAATGCTCGCCCAGATGTGTTCAAGAAGTTTGGCAAGGAATACGAAATACGAGATGCGGAAGCAGATCGTAAAGCACAGAAGAAATAATCAACACAAGTTCAAGAGGAGGACTTATGGCGAAGCAAGTGAGATGGAAATGCGAAAACTGCGATGACGGTTTACTCGCACCGACCCGACCACGCAAGAACGATGTCAGGCGTTACTGTCTGCCTTGTTCAGCGAAGTCAGGCAAGTTGGTTGAGCGCATAGCACCAGCGTTAGAAAAGAAACGAGAGCAGCGCACGGCGATTGTGCAACAGAAGCAGAAAGCCAAGCGTGTGCGTATCGCAACAAAGTTGCAACCGAAGAAAGAACGAATGAAACGAATGGAACAAAGACAGGCGATCTTCAACAAAGAGGCAGATCGCATTTGGGGATTGTTTTATCCGCAAGGCACAAATCGGAAACGACCACGAATCAATATTGTGTTTTCTCGTAACCGTGATTGCAGCGGTTACTACAATGGCAGCGTTTTGATTCGGATTCCTCGCTGGTCATCTGGCGGTGCTTGGGCTTGGGAAGTTTTGGCGCACGAACTTTGTCACGCTGTAGTTCCGACAAGCACTCGTGACGGTTCGCACGGCAAGGCGTTCTATGTCGCTCTCAAGAATGTGATTGAGGCGAGATGGAAAGTGCGAATGGATTGGTCGTCAATAAATGGTTACACCACTTCATCTCATTCGTGGGGTTACAAAGTGGATTACTTGATGACAGGGCAGTTAGAGAAAGCCGATGTCGTGAAGTTCAGTTATCCGTCAGATCAGATAAACGACAAACCATAAACCATCAAAGGAGACAATATGAAATTAACGAATGAAGAAATCAAAGAGGCGATTGAATTTGGTGAATACTTTTTGATCGTGACGAAAGATAAAAAAGAATACGATTGTGTTGTCGTGAATCAGACTGATGACAGCGTGATCGTTGAGCATTTCAATCAAGTAAAAGGAGGATTAAGTGAAACAGAAATCAAATTCTCAGACATTGACGAAATCAACGGCTTCTCTGAACCGTCTTTGTGATCAAGGTTGTGGTCAGATGGCGACCCTTTACGCAGGCGATTCTTGCGCTGATGGTTGGGCAGGTTATTATTGTGAACCTTGTAGGAAAGCATTGAGATTCAATGTTTTTGACAGATTCCCTGATGGCATTCAACTACCCTGCACCACCCCTCAGCCATAATTAGATCAACATAAACAAAAAAGAAAGAAGGACAGAGATGGAACGAATACCGAAACCGAAACACGGAAGCAAAGAGTGGCTGCTTGAACGGTGGCGTGATGAGCAAGGCAGGTGCGTGTTTGGGGCTTCCGATATCCCTGCGCTGATGAACGCTTCGCCATATAAGACGAGAGGCGAACTGTTCGCAGACAAATTGAATGAGCCAGTTGAGCAGGCAGAGTCAGCAATCTTTCGGCGTGGCAATCTGCTTGAGAAGCCGTTGCTTGAAGCAGCAGGCGACCAGTTGGGATACACATTCCTTACACCTGATTTGATTTATCGTGATGGCAGACTGTCGGTTTCGCTTGATGGTGTTGACAACGAGAATGTACCGAGCGTTGTTGTTGAAGCCAAGACTTCTACACGCTATTCAATCCACGATTCATCTGATCTGCCTACCGAATGGTTGTGGCAAGGCTGGGCGCAGCAAGCGGTGTTAGGTTGTCCTGTTTGGTTTAGTGTTCTTGACCGTGATCTGAAACTTAGTGTGGTTGAGTTACCTGAGAACGCAGCAGCGATTGACAGCCTGCGTCTTGAAGCCGAAGTGTTTGGCGAGTGGGTTGACACGAACAGCGCACCGCTAGACGAGATCAATAACTTCTCTGCTGATGACATTGCACGAATCTTTCAGGTTGCACCGACCACGATTGATTTGCCGAACGGTGCAGGCGAGTGGGTGCTTCAGTTAGAGGAAGCACGGGCGTTGGCGAAGCAGGCAGCAGAGCAGGAAGCAAAAGCCAAAGATGAACTTGCACGAATGCTGCTTGGGAACGAAATCGGTTTGTTGCACGGGCAACGGGTCGTATCGTGGAAGCAGCAAGATGGCAAGACTTCGTTGGATACTAAAGCGTTGCGTGAAGCGCACCCAGAGTTAGTTAAGCAATATGAAAAGCAAGGTAATCCATATCGTGTGATGAGAACACACAGAGAGAAGGTAAAGAAATGAATAGTCGTTTAATTGGTAAGTATAAAGTTGAAGTTAAACTTGTGAAGTTTGAGAAGGCTAAAGAAGTGGCAAATGGGTTATTGGTTGAATTATTACCAGCACATTTTGAAGCAACAGGATTGCCTTACTCGGTTAATTATGTTGTAAATGAAAAGGAACAAATCACAAAATTAACTTTGACTTTGATTGATCAAACTTTTGATTTATCAAAAGCAAAATTGCCTCTTGGTAGATTACGAAGTATGGCTTTAATGGAAGCAACAAGAAGTTGGAACGGTTTAGAAGAAGATTTATCAAAAGAAATATATGTTTATATTCACGAATCACTGAAAGAAGGAATCCAATGAGTAATGAAACAGAAGCACTACTGCTCAAGGCAGTTTTAGAGCAATACGCAACACCCGACCCAAAAATTGTCGGCACAATACCACGCAACGGAATCAACCTCGCTTATGTGAGTCACGCAGAGATCACTCGCATATTGATTGAAATTGATCCGATGTGGAATTGGCAGCCTGTCGCTTGGGTTGACGGCAGACCAGCAATACACGAAGCAAACGGTATGGCAACAATGTGGGCAACGCTTACACTGTTAGGCAAGTCGCTTGTCGGTGTCGGTTCGGTTCGTTCAGATAAACCCGACTTAGACAAGGAACTTGTTGGAGACTTCTTGCGGAACGCTGCGATGCGCTTCGGTATTTGCTTGTCGCTTTGGTCTAAACAAGATTGGGAAGCACCACGCACAAATGTCAGCAGCGTCTATACGAGTTATCCGATGAGCCAAGTTGAGGTTGAAAAGAGCAAACAGGCGCACCCAGCCAATGTTCAACCAAAAAGCAGCCCTCAGGAAGCGTTGAGTGACGAGCAAATAGAACAGGCGTTCTCTACACCGCAGAAATCTACGGCGAAGATCGGCAGCCTGATATCAGACAAGCAGAAAGGTTTAGTGTCATCGTTAGCGAAAGAAGTTGCTGATGGCGATATCAGTGAGATCTTAAAGCGACTGTTTGACAAAGCGAATCTGAACACGCTTACAACTAAAGAAGGTTCTGACCTAATCAAACATTTGATGGGTATGCGCCAGAAGAAAACCAATGAAGAACCCTTCTGAAGAATTGCAGATGGCTTATGAGTTTGCTATTGGTGTCGTCATTGATTGCGCTCGTAGAGTCGTAGTCTTTGACGGCACAGATAGACAGTCGCTTGATGATTTGCGTGAAGCGATCTTTAAGTTTGGTGAGATAAACGATTTGATTGCGAGGTTTTTTAGTGAGTCGTGAACATTGGTCGGAAGATGCTGCGTGTCGTGGTAAGAAGGCGACCATATTCTTTCCTGATCACAGGACTTTGAATGAGCATCGTTACGATGAAGCGTTAGCGATCTGCGCTAATTGTTCGGTGCGTCAGGATTGTCTTGATATGGTTATTGTGTTAGAGGATACTGATGATCGTTGGGGTGTTTTTGGTGGTATGACACCGACTCAGCGAGCGAAGTTGCGTAGAGAGTTAAAGGAGTTGGTCAGATGAACGCCAAACTTTGTGCTTGTTTAGTTAAGCGTGTTCTGCCACGAAAGCCTTTTTGTGGTGAGAAGATAGATGACGCTGATGAGGATTGAGGAACGCAAAGGCGATTGTCAAGGCAATCAAGATAAATGCAAACTGCCTGACTGCCCTAAGTTCGGCACTCTTGGCAGACCATCACGAGATGGCAGCAGGCGTGTAAAAGGTTGCGCTGACCCAACAGCACGAGGCAAACGATCACGCACGAAAGGATTAAACAAGCAGCGTGTCGCCCGTAAGCGTCTAGGTGTCGCACCGTCTAACAAGTTCGGTGACGGCAACGAGGAACGCTGGCAAGATGTGTTGTTCGCCAACGAGGTCAAAGCAGGCAAGCAAATCGGGGCTGCTGTTACGGCGTGGCTTCGTATAGAGGCTCAGGTGCGTTCTAACGAGGCTGATTACGGTTCTAGGCGTAAACCCACACGAGCGATATTGATGCCTGACGATTGGGGTAGCGAAGGTTTAGTAATGATCAGGCTTAGCACTTGGGAAGAATTGGTGCGACCTGCGATGCAGGCATATTACGAAGGTGAAGCAAATGAATAAACCGTTTAGTCAAGAACATTATGACGATGATGATTGGGCGAAGTATCAGATTATTGAATGGCTTGAAGGTAAAGGATACGAGGCTTGGGTGAACCCTGACAAGTTCGGGATAGATATTTTGGCTACACGGTGGGGTAGAAAGTTCGCTTTTGAAGTAGAGGTCAAACATAATTGGCGTGGCAGATATTTTCCGTTTGAGCAAGTTCATTTTTCGGCTCGGAAACGCAAATTTGTTTTGCTTGATTTTGAGACTTGGTTTGTAATGTTGAATCACGAACGCTCTCACGCCTTGTTAATTGATGGTGAACATATTTTGGCTGCGCCAATAATGAGCAAATACACTAAATACTCGCAAAATGAAGCATTTGTTGCGGTTGATATCCAATGGGCTATATTCAGAGACTTGAAAGAGGAGACTGAATGACACCAGCGCAGATAGAGGGCTTTATAGATCGGATTTGCGGTTTGTTCCCGACTAGCCAAATCGGGCGTAATACGGTTAAAAATGCGTGGACAGCAGATGATTTTCTTTTGCTTCAAGAAGTTGATGACGCAAGAAAAGTCGTGCCACTAATTATGGAGCATTACGACAAGTTCCCGAGCCTCAAAGAAGTTCACAAAATCTTTGCTTTGCTTCGTAAACCAGCGACAGAACAGACAATTATTGTTTGCGAGATCTGCGATGGCAACGGTTGGGATAACGGCAAGCGATGGAATTACAACACAAAAGAATTAATTTGTGAAGGTTTTACCAAAACTGTTATGGGGCGCACATACACCTATGTTGTGCCTTGTAAATGTCGGGAGTTCGCATCAGCGTAAGCAAATAACAAACGAAAACGAGAAGAATAATCACG